ATTGGCACCGTAGACGGGAATCGAACCCGCCGCAGTCTCATAGACAGTGAGATATCAACCCCAGTTGAACTCTACGGTATAACTTGTTGGTAGGGGTGCTTGGAATCGAACCAAGATTAGCGAGTTCAAAGCCCGCTGTGATAAGCCATTACACTACACCCCAACAATGTTTAAGCAGTGCGTACTTTCACCCATCAAGAGGGCTTATGTTCCACGCATCAACTATTCTGAAACACACTTGATCCGTACCCTCTGTCGGTTAGGACTGCTCTCGGGAGTAGTATGTTTTAGAATAGCATGATGTATCTTTCAACATCCATGCTATGATAGGGTTAATACCCTACCCAGTGATTTTACAATCTACGTTATCGCCATAGACTTCATCCTACTGTCCGCCCATTCTATACATTTATGCGCTGTATCACGGCTCTCGTTGCCTATTCACGCTTGTTAAACTTACTCGGTCACCGGGACTTTTCTGTTTAACTCTATCTGATTGAGACCTCGTTTTAACTTGTCCTCAATCAACTTTTTTCTTTCATCATCTGTAAGCGTATTTTCTTTCAACCAATTCGCTTTATCAGAAGTGCCAGATTGTATTTCAACTTTCATTTCTTGTCAAACTCTTTCGTTGTTTTTTCACTACACAAACGGAAACCCCTGAGACTGTTTAGTTTCCCAGGGGTTTCTTAGATTCTTTTTGAGATTAGATTCTTGGAATCTTCTCTCCTTCTATGAAACTCCCTGGCATTCTTGGATCATTATACTCTGAGCCGCGAATACTGGGTTGTACATTATTACCCGCAAAGGCTGACACTTGAGCTTGTGGTAATGTTGACCACATCCCTGTATGTTTCAGCGTTTGACAGATAATTGTTTTCATAGTAATCTATTTAGTCCTGGTTAAAAATTCTTTCAATTTTATAGTGTTTTTCTTCACTTTTTGTTTTTGAAGTATGTAGTGTACTACCGATTTGATTAGTTGTCAACAACTATTTTCAATCTTGTTGCCCAAAACATACAACTTGTTTTCGTTAACTGATTTCTCAGTCCATGATGTAATGTAACAGAGTTTTGATTTATTGTCAACACCTGTTGCTAAATATCTACATGATATTTAACCCAAACAATTACAGTGTAGTATTTCTTAGCTACGATGAACCAAACTGTGAAGAAAACTATAAACATTTGCTTACACTTTGCCCCAAGGCTCAACGAGTTCATGGAGTCAAGGGTTCAGACACCGCACATAAAGAAGTTGCTAAACTTTCAAAGACTGAAAACGTCATTATAGTAGATGGCGATAATTATGTCAAGCCTACATTTTTTACTACTACTTTTGTTTTAGACGATAGAATTGACCTTAACTCTAGTGTTTTAAGTTATAGCGCAACGAATGAAATTAACGGATGCGTTTATGGTAATGGTGGTATCAAAGTTTGGCCCGTTTCATTGCTAGAAACAATGCAAACACACGAGAATAGTACTGTTGATGGTTCTATTGACTTTGACTTAAACAACTATCTACAACTCAACACCAGTGGTTCCGATTTGTTCATTACCTCTAGTCCACTACAAGCGTGGCGTGCAGGATTCCGTGAAGGTGTAAAACTTTCTATGGAAAACAAGAAAGTTGTTTCTAGTTTAGATCAAATTAACTGGCGCAATTTTGATAGACTATATCGCTGGATGCATGTGGGTATTGACATTACCAACGGATTGTGGGCGATATATGGAGCAAGATTGGGCTGCTATATGGCTATCAACAAAACATTTGATATCAATCATCTTAAAGATTTTGATTACCTCAATAACATGTTTACTAACAATATTTGGCCAGACGAGAATATCATTGAGCGTGAATCAAATAAACTAGGTGAACTATTGAATGATTCAAGAATTACGGATGTTTTTAGTGTCAGTGAAAGCATAAAATACAGAAATATCCCTAGCATCTTACGTAGTGAAGAAAACTTTATCAAGTACAAATATCATCCACCATACGATATTGTCTATATCAGCAATGGTGAGCCCAATAGCGAAAAGAACTATATGCTATTATCCGAACGATTTAAGAACGTAAAGCGTACAAGTAACATACTTGAAGCTGCTAGTGTTTGTATTAGCGACTATTTTTGGATTGTGGACAATGATGCCATCATCTTAGAAGATTTTGATTTTATCTATAATTTTGACTTTTTTGGCCCATTAACCAATAAGACGTTTCTAGCTAAAAACATCAAGACAAACGAAATCTCAACTACAGGGGCACTTAAACTATTACCAAGAATGACCGTTCTTCGTCAAGAAACAATAGAAGAAGAATCCGTGGTCATTGTAACTAACTATACAGAGAAGAAATAATGAATATCGACACAGAACATTTACATCATTGGATGTGTGCTATCCGCGAATCTAACAACCCAATGCGTACACTTGATGCATTCTGGCAAGGACAAATGAAGTCTAAAGAATGGTTAATTGATGAATTGAGCAAACACATCACCGGCCCTGTTACAATCGACATACATTGCGGATGGGTTGGGACATTAGCAAGTATGTTATTCCAGTCTGGATTAGACATTGGCTGCATCCAAAGTATTGACATTGATCCATTGTGCCAACATGTTGCAATTAACATGAATAAAATGGAACATTTTAGTGGAAAATTCCGTGCAATTGTTAAAGACATATGTGACTTTCACAGTTATGCTGACATAATTATCAATACCAGCTGCGAACATATTTCACAGGAAGAATACGACACCTGGCTTAGCAACTTGCCAATTGAACGATTGATTGTATTACAGTCAACTAATTATCCAATAGATGAGCATAGACGAAATGCCAACAGTTTGAACGAATTTGTAGAACAGTCTAAGATAAAGAACATATTGTTCAAGGGTGAGTTAGAATTGATAAAATACAATCGTTACATGATTATAGGCACCACGTAAGTATCTACATACTATTAAGGCTAAAAAACGGCGGTTTTCTAAAATCGCCGTTTTTCCATAGAAAAAACATTGTTCTAGGCGCCTAGAACGTAATGTTTTTAGAAGTTTTAATATTTTAACTGTTTCCACTCATCTATAGATATGTTAGGAATATCTAATTTATCTCTAACATTTTTGGGATCGTACCATAAGCAGAATTGGTAGCTGTCTTTACAAGCAGGATTGTATGTTTGGTACAACCTATCATCGTATACCCAGTTATACCCCGAATACTTCCTTGCCCAACGTACACTCAATATAAACTTTTTGTATGTGGTTTCAATATTGTCATATTGAATTCCTCGACTGATAAACAACACATCTTTATTCCATTTGTTATAGTTGTCGCAGTCAAATTTGATAGCATTTCCGGTTGTTGTGCAGTTAATGTCCCTGTATGCAGGAAGTGTATATAGTCTATTACAGACTCTAGAAACGTTATTAGGCCATCTACCGTTATTGTATATTCCGTGAAAGCTAATGGGCGTGTTGTCACGTAATTGAATAATCATGTGCTCATAGTCTGATACTTTGATATTTTGATAATTTCTCCACAGATTGTGTGATTTGTCTGTTTGAGCTTGCAAGTAAATATCTTGCCAATATAGGCTATGCTCATCAACAAAGACAAAATTGTTTACCATGATGCTACATTTAATACCAAATGTATTCTATCTTCCCAACCACCGTTATAGACGAAATGAGGTCTTGTGACATCTACTTTATAAAATGTACTGTCATTGGGAATATGATAGCACTTTGCTGTTACTTCACCCTCAGTTGCTTCCCCAAAAAAAGCATAGGGATTGGTATCAAAAACAAAATGATAACGATATTCCATGTCATGGTGTACGCTTAGTCCAGTCTTGCTTTTTAATCGCATATAACGTATACGACCAAACTTTAAGTCCTCATGTGTTTCTAGTTGGGTTATTATCTGTTTAGTGTATTCAGGTACTACATCAACATATTCTGTAAACTCTGATTCTTTGCCAGTGAATACTTGATTTGTTTTGTCGTAAAGACTACCTGTGCTATCTAATATTGGATATTTTGCGCCAACACGATGTTTGATTCCCAATTGATTTCCTGAATAGTATTTACCATCAATTGTTTGATTTTCATTCCAGCCACCGACACTATTCAAATAGTCAATCAAGTCTTGACGCATTTTATCATAATCAGCAGTGAAACTAGTCTTGGTAATAAACTTCATTAGAATAACATTACATAGTTTTTGATACGATTAATTGCATCGTTGAATACTTCTCCGCGGACTACAGGAACTAATACCTTAGGTTGTTCTTTTTCTATGGGTACTGCTAAGATGTTAGTGACACCGCTTAGTCCAAATGGGTTTTCATCTGTTTTAAAGAAAGGTTCATGTTCAGGTTTGTTCCTACATCCTACCCAATATTGAATATAGTCTTTACTATCTAAAAAGTCAAAACAATCAAACCATTCATCTTTATTAGCTTCATAAAAAATGACAGGACGTTGTTTATCAATTGTCTTTTTAGAACCCTTCATTACTTCTAATTCATGTCCCTCAACGTCAATTTTCATCAAACTGATATTGTCAATTTTAAAGTCATCTAACTTCTGTACAGAGACTTCAATGCCACTATCGCTTTTATGAATATCCCCATAATTGCTTGTTTTACTAACATCAAAGTCAGTCATTGTGAACTTACCTTTTTTACTACCTAATGCTGTATTGTGTAAGGTGACAGGTAAGTTTTGACAATTATATGCTGCGACTGCAAAATGTTTAGGATGCGGTTCAAAACCAATTACTTTACATCCTACACGTGTTGCCATTCCCACAGCATGATATCCAATGTTGGTTCCGATATCTAGATATGTAGAATCTTTATTAACATATGTAGCCATGATATCAATCTCAGTATCACAATATTCACCGAATACTCTGATAGCCAAACTGATAATATTGTCGTTTTTATAAACGGCAATAGTTCCTACTTTACTGTTAACCCCGATTAAATCAGGTTTAATCTGTTCAAATAATTCTTGTACGTCTGTTAGTTCCATACAGTAATTATCTTAATTTACTAGCATTGAAAAATTATTGAGTGCAAGTACGGGTAACAGTCACAGTACCGTCAGGGTTACGAATTTCAGTCCATGGGCTACAGTTTTGTGTTTGCACAACTTGCGGTTGTTGAATAACAACCGGTGGTTGCTGAGTAATAACTACAGGTGCTACAGGACGTGCTAGTTCATAGCCGATTGCGCCACCGATAACTACAGGAGCTACCCAGCCCCAACCACCACCGTGACGTTCCCAATGTCCATGTTGGGCAAACGCTGAAACACTAATTAATAGTGTAGTACCAATTAAAATCTTTTTAAAACTCATTGTTATCTCCTACGGGCTTCCAACCCAAATTAAACAAATCTTCAAGTATCTCACTACTTATAACGCCTTCATTGACAAACCGTTTACTTGTTAGGTAACTTTCTTGGTTTTCTTTTGACATTTGGGCAAATTCTTCATCAGTTATATCGGTAGACGAGGTAATTCCACTACAGTACCAATCCATGTAATCGCCCTCGCCACACATGTTAGCAAGTATGCCACCAGCATACCGCCAACTGCAACTCCAGCGTTTATCCTGTAGTATAGGCCACACATCATTCTTTTGATAGTCGTTGTTACACAATGCGGCATATAGATGTTGGGCATAAACTATATCAGTTCTGACTTTATTTACCATATATTCATTGGTACGCAAGTCATATTCTAAATTGTCTTTACGCCACTCTGGGTCATTTTCTAAATCTAATTTACGCTGTTCTTCAAAATCTATATTTTCTAACATAACCTTTGCAGCTTCATTGTTTGGATCTACCAACAACTTTTCCTTATACCTTTTCCTGTGGATAAGATTGCGTTGGGGTGACCGTGTTATATTTATGCGTTTGCTTATGTCCATGTTTATGCGATTTTCTATAGAATATGTGATTTCCTATTTTCTTCACAACTTCATGCGGCCATTCGGGTGTTATGCTTGTGTTGTGAAAATATAATACACTACGTGGAATTATATCCTTATATGCATCATATGCTAACACATCATATGCCACTTGTAAACTTTTTTGGTAACGTGGGTCACGTTTGTTTGGGTTACCCTTACCCTCACAAACCCAACTAAATTGACAAACTTTTATCCAAAATGGTTCTTCTGTATCAGTATTGATTTGTTTTACTTGTGTCATTTGGTATACAACTTTACATGGTGTTGACCCAAATCCTCCGTTGTTAATACGGTTTAATACTACACGAGCGACGGCAGCTTTGCCCTCAGTTATTTCTGAGCCTGCTTCATAGTAGATGTTGTCCGCTAAACAACTTAATTGTTTTTGATCCACAACTTTAGCCACCTTGACAGGCTCTTTTGGGATCGGTTGTTGCATTTTGTTATACACATTCGCCAGATATGTACCTGTTACAATTATAGGCAACAACAGAAACATTTTAATAATGTTTATGTATGTCATAATTGACTCCTTTAGATTGTAATGATTAACTAATCATTATGATTGAATCCAGCAATCACAGTTACATGTAATAATCTGTTGAACTGCTTGTGCTGGAGTAATGACCGCTTTAGTATTTGATGGAGTGTTGAAAATACTTAGATTTGGCGGTATAAGATTGACCTGGGAACTTCCTGCAAGACTGCCCGGGACAATTGCGGCCCCTGTAACGATTGGTACCCCTAAAGTACTCATTGTGCCTGTTACAGGTGGCAAAACTAGTGGATCATTATTGACTCTGTTATCAAGTGATGCCCCAGTTAACCCTAATTTCAATACGTTTCTTGCCTCACGCATTGATGCAATTAAACTACTTCCTCCTAATGTGTTAGTGTTTGCAATACTTTCAAGGACTACAGCGGGTCCGTTTGTGCTTGTGTCTTGAGCATATTGCCCAATAGTATTCATAAAGTTGATAATATCACTGGTGGTTCCACGCAAATTAGTCGTGTCACCTAAAATCTCTTGTCTAGCAACTTGTTCAGTTAATAACAGTGTGCCAAACTGGTTATATAAATCATTTAATTGATTAGCAACAGTTTGATTGTTTGCTAATATATTTGCAATTTCAGTATTTGCTTCACCGATCAATGTAGTCAATGCTGCATTGTATGGAGTAGCATGAGTGTTAATTAAATTAAAGATATTTTGATAAATCAATGATAGTGCAGGACTTTGTAATTGATTCATCCAATCATATAACTGTGGGAAATTATAGCGCAAATCTGTCATTGCACCAAAGAAGTCTGTCATATTATAAGTGCCGTCACTGTTTGATCCATTTGCAATCATAGACAGTGCATTAGTGGCACTAGTAATATCTGTAGGGACGTTGGTTCCACCTACTAACGGTAAGTCTGCAACTGGTTCTAAATTAGTAACCACTTGACTAAATTTCTCAATATCCATAGTTTGAATATTTTTAATCTGCAACATACTCATTCTGAATGCTGCACAACTATATGCCAAATCTCTTGGTAAATAGCTGCTCATGTCAATACCTAAATTAAAGTCAGCCACAAATGCAACTTCATTATCTTTGTATATCAGATAATAAGTTTTAGCATTAGTTGGGCCAGTCAATGTGGTATTGTAGATAGGATATGTCAGTGTTTGATAGCTATTTGGGAATAGCTTTTTAGGGTCTAGTAAGTCAGCAAGACTAGATAATCCCTGTGTTTGACAGTTTAATGGTATTAATATATCTTGTAAATCTTTTCCAATGATAAGATTAAAAGCAGCATATATCAATCGTTGCTGGTCATCTGTGGCAGATTGTCCATTAGTAATGGCAACTATATCGCTTGATGAGATATTTGTGCTTATCAATGCTAAATTCAGTGCATCAGTGACACAACGTTTACTAACCAATGTACGCAATAATACATCAGGGCGACCAAACTTATCAATGTTTGACAAATCAATACAAGTTCCATTACTTATTAAATCAGTTCCCCAAGCAAGAGTTGACAACGATACACCGGTGATATCACTGGTAATCAAATCATTCATATTACTATAGCTGCCTAATAGATAATTGCCTGCACTAGACAATGCACTTATCGTAGTATTTAAATGACCATGCAATGAATAGCATGTTGCGAATGACTGTAAAAAGTCTTTGTAAGACCCTGTATTTAAATAAAACTCTTGGTGTGCTTGTAATGCAATTAACCTAAAGAATCCATACTTAGCTAAATCACTACTAATTGTGGTTGTGTATGTTGAGGGTTTACACGCGCCTAATGCAGGAATAGACGTAGAACCGATAGATATCAAACTGTTATATACACTTTGAGAGATATTAGTTACCGAATCAGTACCAATTAACTCATATGCTAGTCTTGTAGCTTCAATTAATCTGTCTAAGCTATTAATGTTAACGATAACTCCACCGTTATAGTTGTCTACGCCGGTGCTAGTTCCTACATAATCCGTAATGTTAGGATTGATGTATAAACCTGAATCTGCGGCAAACTGACCGATACAGTTGACATTTAATGGACTTAAACTCATGTGACTAATATTGTTGTGGCACCTTGGATTATACTATGACCACAACTGTTCATTGATCCAACCATTGCAGGGGGCTGTCCCTCGCATAAAATAGTTACACTACCATTTGTTACAACTGAACTAATGTGAGGTGGATGAGTATATTGATCCCAAGGTCCATGTTCAGACAATGTTGATCCAACAAATCCTACAGGTTGAAATTCAGCTAAGATGGTTGAGGCGCCGCGCATGATGACTCCTCCCTCTTGATTCTGATCTCCTATACGACTAATTGGATTTGGCATATTATCCTACTAAAATTTTCTTATCTGGAATCTGAATTCCAGTTGTTGACTCAATGTATTTCATTTTTACACTGTCTTCTGTCAATGCAAAAATAGCAACACTATTAGTATTTAGCGTAATAGAACTGTCGGGATCGACGGTGAACAATGTAGGGATTAATTGCATACCCTTTTGACCTACGCCAATTGTCACAGGTGATTCAATTGTAAGATAATTATCTCGTTGTTCAATGAACTTACCCATCAATTCTTCACCACTGTTGAGTTTAAATGTGTATACTTGTCCTGATTCTAATGACATTAAATGCTTTCTGTTAGTTTTGTTTTGAGTTCAGTGAACCCACCGATCAGTTCACCATCTAAAAAGATTTGTGGAACTGAACGTGCTGTTGGGATTGCTTCTAGTAATTCTTCTTTAGTATAACCGTCACCGATTTTACGTTCTTCAAATTCAATACCCTTGCTTGTGAGCAATGCTTTCGCTTGGTCACAATATGGACAATGATATTTGCTCCAGATTACTGCTTTCATTGTTTTTCTCCTTATTTCTTTTCCGGTAATCTAATTACACATGGACTATCAATATGCACTGACATTTCATGTACAGTCTTACTCCATGCTAATAATTTGTCACTTAGCCAATCTAAGAATTTAACTCTTAAGCAACGTTCTTTTAATTCAATTTGTTTGAATTTTGCGTATACTTCTTTAGTGGTATCTACCGCTTGCTTGTATTCACGTTGTTTAGATTCTTTAACTAAGTAGTCTGTGGTTACTTTAGCTTGTTCTAAACGTTCTTGCTTTTCTTGTGGGGTTAAATCGCTAACCCAAGATAAATCTTTTGACATATTGTTTCCTTATAATACTGGTAATTCATCGAATTCAACTATATCACTCATAACGCCAATAACGTAGTTAGTTGATTCTGTTTCTTGTAAAGCACTTTGCTTCTTGTTGATATTCACATGTTTGTTGAACCATGGAATAGGACTGTGTTTTGGATAAGATTCGTTATATTTTATACCAATGTCTTTGAGCCTGTTGTATGCTGTAAAGTCAACAAAATCTTTGAGAATTTCGGCGTTGAGACCAATAACGACACCCCTTGAGAATAAGTATTCAGCCCATTGCTTTTCCTCATTAATGACGTCCATGTAGAGATTATATACCTCGTTGTGTGTAGTAGCCTGAATCTGTACAAAGTCACTATCGTCTTTGACGACATTGTTGATAAGCCAAGCTGTCCATTCTGTATGGAGTAGTTCATCTTGTAAAATCAATGAGATAATGTTCCCATTGCCTATGTAAATCTTGTTCTCTACCATTGCTAAACTTGTTGCGAATGAGACCATGAAGCGAAATGCCTCAAGCGCATATGACGCATGAAGTGCCATCCATATTGCTTTTTTATGCGATATAACATCAACATCCTCTCCGAGTTCTTTCTTGCAATTAAGCAAATGTAAGTCTTCATAATAACGACCAACATTCGCTGCCATATCCACAATTTCTCTGGTGTCGTGGATTTTGTTGAATTCTTCTTTGGGAACTCCGTAGATGTTCCTAATAATATGTGAATAGGATTTAGAATGGATATTTGTTTCAAAAAAGCTCCAATTACTTACTAATGCTTCAAGTTCAGGTAAACTAATAACAGGACTGAATACTTGATTAGGTGCACGACCTTGAATACTGTCTAATGCTGTTTGACGCAATAGGTTACTTGTAAAGATATGTTTAACTGCATCACTAGATTCTTTGTGGTCAATCTTGTCTTTAGTTAAACTGATTTCTTCTGGCACCCAAAAGAATCCACGTGCTGTTTCTTCATACTTAGCAATGCGTGGGTATTTAACTTCTTCAAAGCGTTGTACTGTTACAGGACCTGCAGGGTCTAGAAACATTTTGCGTTGTAGATAGTTTGTTTGCTTACTTAAATTATATTGCTCTTTACTCAATTGAATTCTCCCAATTATCACCTTCATATTGGATGCACAATGCACCCTCGTTATCAATCTTTACAGCGATAATATCAGTCTGTGTTAATGCCATGATAACCATTATTTTTTCTTCTTCGTTCTCAATTACTAAATCATCGGTGATACCGTGACTTAGGAGAAGGCTTTTGATAGTGTCGTCTGCTGACACTGATTCAGTTACTAGATCGTCCATTATTCTGTCTTTAATAAAATCTTACCGTCGTCTTCAACGAGGTCTGTGATAAGTTTCAGTTCACCGTTTACTTCTACATAAACAGGAACTGTTCCTAATTTTGAAATTGACCCACTAGAACGCATAGCATACTTACGCCATGAATCCATTAACATATAACTAATATTGTATGCGTCTATCATATTTAACCTTAAAGTTTACATGCTTCACAGTCAAAATCTTCTAACTCAACTGAATCTTGTTTAACAAACGGGATAACATTATCTTGTTCATTCAATTGAGCCTTACTACCTACTTTATTGATTAAGCTATAGTATAGAGTTTTGATTCCCCATTTACATGCAAGCATAATGTTCTTGCTAATCAATGTACCTGGAACTTTGCCGCCTTCAAAATATGCAGGGTTATAGAATGTGTTAGTACTTAGTGATTGGTCAATATATACTGCCAATACTGCTGCTGTTTTAAGATAGTCTGCACAATCTTTTTGATCCCACATTAGTTGATAACGGTTCTTTAGTCGTTTGTACTCTGGTACAACCTGCACAAACGATCCAGCTTTAGATTCCTTAACACTAATCAATTCCATCGGCATTTCAATACCGTTGGTGGAGTTTAACACAACACTGCTGGACTCTACTGGTGCTACAGCCATTAGTGTAGCATTACGAATACCATACTTCAATAATTTTTGGCGCAAGCCTTCCCAATCTAATGTAGTGCTTGGAGTAAAGTCTGTTAATTCGTTAACACCCTCACTTCTACGTTCCCAAGGGAAAATACCTTGACCATAGAATGTTTGCTGACTTTTACCACATGCACCCTTTTCTTGTGCTAGTTCTACACTTGCTTCTGTTAGATAGTATGCTTGATGTTCCATCCAACGTTTTACTTCTGCTAATGCTTCTGGTGTTCCATACTTGAAACTGCGTTTTGCATGCCAGTAAGCTAAATTTGTAATACCTATACCAAGAGGCTCAAAGTCTAAGTTAGCCAACTTACTTTGTATTGAAAGGAAGTCTTGGTAGCTAAGGAGATTACTTAAACTTCTTACTAGTACCCTAGCACTCTTACGCATTTCTTGGGGCGTCTTAAACGCTCCCCAGTTCTGACTGCCCAATGTACAGAGGGCAATACGACCTGCCTCGTCTTCAATACGTTGGAATGGCTTTGTGGGTAATAGTATCTCTTGACATAGATTACTCTGGTAAATAGGGTCTAGTTTTGTATCAAAAGGCCCTTGTTTAATTACGTTGTCAATAAAGACCAAATAGATACGACCTGTATCTGTTCGTTCTTTGAGAATACCGTTTTTGAACACTTCAACTGCTGGCAACACTTTCTTTTTGATGCCACGTTTGTGTTCATACATTGTGTATAATTTTTCAAATTCTTCTGTATCACGATAGAATGCTTCATAAAGATCAGGTACTTCATGTGGGTCAAACAATGTGATGTTTTCTTGATTCTTGTAACGGTTAAAGAAAAACTTACTTGTGACTACTGAGTAGTCCATTTGACGTACACGAGTTTCTTCTGTACCTTGATTGTTCTTTAATACAATTAAGTCTTCAAACTGATAGTGCCAAATAGGGAATGTAACTGTACAACTAGCATTACGTACACCACCTTGACTGCAACTACGCAAGTCACCAAACCATTTCTTTAAGAAAGGAATCATGCCGGTGTGTTTGATTTCACCATTACGAATAGGTGCACCTAGTGGGCGAATGCGTCCTAGTTCTAAGCCAATGCCAGCACGTTTACTTGCATACTTGGCCATCATTTCACCAGCAGCAAAGATACTGTCTAGTGTGTCATCGGACGATATAAGTACACAACTACTAAATTGTTTAGTAGTTGTACCAAGACCAGCAAGAACGGGGGTAGCCAATGTGAAATGCCCTTCACTAGCGCATTCATAATATTCTTTAACATATTTTAGTCTCTTATCTTTTGGTTCATTATGGAATGCAGTGGCGGCTGCGATTGCATAACGTACTTGAGGTGTCTCAAAGATTTGACCAGTAGCACGGTTCTGAACTAAGTACTTTTCTGCAAGTTGTGCGATAGCCGCGTAGGTATAATTTTCGTCCTTGCTATGGTCAATGAATAAGTCAATTATATCCCACTCATCTTCTGTATACCATTGTAATAGTTCTGGGGTATACATACCCAAGTCAGTGTTCTTCTTTACAATCTCGTATAGTCTTGGTGGTGAATATGTACCATATACTTCTTTACGTAGCATTGATACCTTTTGGCGTCCTGCTACATATTGATAATTGACGTTGTTAATATCTGGGTTTTCTGTTTCATCAATCAAGTCAACCATTGCTTTAAGCAATAGTTCGTCAATTGTTTCGGTTGTCATGCCATCATGTAACTCAATTTGTGCTTTGATTTCTATCATACTAGGAGATACATTTTCTATCCCCTTGCATCCGTAACTAACTTGTCTTTGTATCTTTGAAATATCTAGAGGGACACTAGTCCCATCACGTTTAATTACGTTGATGTTATTCATTATCTTTTACCTTAAATTTTTGTTTTTATTTTGTCTAAACTGACCGTGCGCTTGATGTTAAAATCGTGTGATGATATACTTAGTACCATGTTTGGGTAGTAATTCATCACATATTTTGCGTTATCAACTAGGACTATGACCACATCATCGCCCAAACTGTTAGTTGCTTCTGCTATTTCAACACATTCTACACCTAGTAATAACAAAGTATAACACATTCCTAGTGCTCTTGCAACCTCACAATAGGTGTTTTCTACCAAAAGTTCCCAAGGATCGGGCCAACTTTCACTGTCAAGTAGGTGTAAATGGTGCGTGACTAATGGGGCATGTTGCCACCATTTATCTATCTCTACGCACATGTTTTCTAAATCAGAGTTTTCTAATTGTACTCTTAGTTCATACCAGCTACTGAGTCTGGCTTCATAGTTGAGTTGAAATACATTCATCACTAGTACTTATCAGTAGTTAAAGTGTTGGTATATTATTGAGTTGTCATTGCACCAGGTGTCGTAAAGTTACTAGTATATCTTGCGATACCCATAGTGATTCTAATTTCATCCATATATCCGTTAAACGAACGTGCGCCACCTGTGAAATAAGGATAATATCCAATATACATACCACCTGTTTGTGTCGTTATACTTACACTACTTGAAGTTGTTTGAACACTATTACCATTTAAATATAATGTCCATGTTGATCCATTTCGTACTATTGCTACATGATTCCAAGCATTAATGTTTGGAACTACACCACTTGTATTCAATGCAACACTCCAGGTGTTTGATGCGGCAGAGGCTGCAAACGCAATAGTATTATTAGTTTCAATATATAATGCCCATCCGTTTTTGTCTGCTGAACCATTAGTGTAATGTATCAAAGGTTGGTAACCAGCACTAACTGTTAAGAAGTAAACCCAAAGTTCAACAGTAAAATTACCTGCGTTAAAATCACCCACTGATTGGTCAGAGAGTTTTAGTGCTTGAGGACTAGTACCGGAGAAATAAATACTACCTGTACTATTATTTTTAATGTTAGGAACAACTTGCGGATATACGTTTGTACCTGTACCATTAACAGGTATCAAATCTGTTTTAGTACTTGAATCAATTACTCCTGCACTTGATCCAGTTAATAATACAGCGGCACCTGTTGTTGCATTTGTTAACGGTGCCGCTGATGGATAGAACCCATTACTATATAATGCATTACCCACGGTTACACGAACATCTGTTAAGTATCCATTAAAACCAGTATCAGTACTAATACCACTAAATCCAACTACTCTGAATGGTAAAGTGCCGCCGTCCATGCTTACTGAAAAACTTGTGGTCGTGCCTGCAAGCACACCATTGACAAAGCTAGTAAGTGTTGTACCATTTCTTACAAAAGCAACATGTGCCCAAGTATATAATGGGATATTTATTGAACTAACTGCAATGAATGCACTAGAACTGTAATTGTATACTGACATTCCTATAAAATAATTGCTACCTGATTGGTTATAACTTGGTGCAATAACCCAACCATTTGTAGTGAAAGTGCCTAAAGGAACTGTATTACCCATCATACGTGTAGTTGTAGTAGAACTTAAATTATACATCCAGAATTCAATAGTAAAGTTACCTGTACCAAAAGTAATTGCAGTGGTTGAGTTAACATTATAGTATGAAGCACCGTCAAAAAACATACTGCCACTAGCAATTGCCACAGAATAAGGAACACCGGCTGTTGACGATAAAGAGACAAATGGATTATAAGTTCTTATTTTAGGTGCACCTGCCGTTGTAATTGCAAGACCACTAGTACTATTGTCAATGAAAGATGGTGATTGACAAGTCAACACAGCAGTGCCTGATACTGCCGTCAATGGTGTTGTGCTTGGGGTGAAATATGTTGTGCCCGTAGTTGTACCTGTGTATAGAGCAGAGTTTTTAACATATCTTGTATTGGATAGATACCCGCTGTAGTTTACACTGACATCAGGACGTCTGCCTATTAAAACTATTGCTGCGGTACTGATCCAGCCCGAATACGTTGCCTGATTGTCTAGTACGCCGTTAATGAATAGCTGAATATTGTTTGATCCTGACCCATTCCTAACTAATGCGATATGAGTCCATTTGCCTATAGGAACTGTTATAGAACCTTGTAATTTGTTGCCAGTGTTTTGGTCATCTATGTATATAGTACCATTCGGCAGTAGGCTAGGTGCTAGATAACCAGGACTCTGTGGTGCCCATAATTTTGCATCATAGCTACCTGGATATGCTATTACAAAAGCCCAGGTTTCCCAAGTCCAAGTAGTTGGAGTTTGATCCGGTGCAGAAGACGATGCGATTGTCAAATAGTCAGTACTACCGTTAAAGTAAGTACTATATGATAGCGGTGCCACAGTGTGGCTTCCAAATGGATTGTAGGCTTTTATTCTAGGTGTGCCTGCAGCAGTAATTGCATAACTAGTAGTACTATTGTCAATAAATCTATTATCTTGACATGTTAACAATGTAGTTCCTGCAATAAAAGTTAATGGTGTTGTTGACGGGGCAAATGTTGATGAATATAGTGCGGTACCGGTCACAATACGAACGTTGCTGATATATCCATTCCAATAACTGGTTGCGCTTGCACCAATACCCGAACCATAATAACCAATTGTGACTGCATATCCACTACCTGTTGTTGTTCCGCTATTTGTGCCACTAGCTATAGAAACTCCGTTAATCCACACGGTGAAAGTAGTACCACTTCTTGTTACTGCAATATGTGTCCAAGTATAGTTTGGAACTGAGCCGCCACTTAACCAAGTAAGAGATTCACTGAAGGGCTGCCAATCAAAATAAAGAACGTTACTTGCAACATATATCAGCCACTGGTCCCCTGCTCCAGCTCCGCCTTGAGTCCACATTCCTATAATAGCTGACAAGGTGGCTGATGTTGTGTAGGGGAATACCCATACTTCAATCGTAAAATTAACGCCGGTTGTGGCAAAGTTCATTGTGTTAGTATTGGATACAGACAAGTAGTCTGTGGTACCATTGAACAATGTACTCCATCCATTTTCACTATAAGGACTAAAACTTCCAGTTAACGCTCTACCACTCCTTCCAATAGGAAAGTTATATGGTCCACTATCTAATGCACTTGTATTTGTACTTGCACCATTATACTGTAATGTTAATAATTGTGAATAAGGTGTTTGTGTATTAGGGCTAGTAGGTGGAATAAACACCGTAGTTGGTACAGTTGTTGCACTTGTGTTATATGCTGTGGGTATATTATTTACTACCACGTGTAAATCAGATATATAACCATAAAATGCGACGGTACCTACAGTTCCATATCCAATTAAATAACTACTATTGTTTGGTGTAAATGTTCTAGAACCATATCCTTGCAACACTCCATTAATAAAAGTTCTCCAGTTGTTACTACCATCTCTAGTTACTACTACATGATTCCATGCGAGTGGTGTACATGTACCTGTACTATTGCTTATACCAGCGGTACCATATTGCCCAGGCTGTATAGTTCCGTTGAGGCTTACCATTAAAATAGCCAAGTTACCTGAGCCAGCTGTAAATAAACTTTGGTTATTGACTGTAATATTGGTTGGATAAATCCACATTTCGACTGATAACTGTTGGGAACCAAAATTTAATGCGCTAATCGTACCTGATATGTAAGTACTTGAACTACCAGTAAAATATCCACTACCATAAGTTGAATATGTTGACGGTACAGTAAATGGTACATTTTGTGCAATTGCAGGAGAACCGGTTAGTGTGATTGCAAATGCATTACTTGATGTATCAATAAATCTATTACTATTAGCAGTGAAGACACTGATTGTACCAGTACCAACTGATGTTGTTAACGGAGTTGCACTTGGTGTAAAGTTTGATGTATATAAACCAACACCTTTCGTAATACGAACATTACTTAAGTAACCGTTATATTGAAAGCTAACTGTACTAGCAGTATCGTAACCGATAATTAATGTAGTTGCACCTGACACAGGTACTGAAATTGCAGTTGGACCTGCAGAAAGTACACCGTTAACATAAATTGACATGTTACCTGAATTAACGCTCCACGCGACATGATTCCAAGTGTTAAGCGAATAGATATTAGTGGCTGTAGCTAATCCAGAGCCAGGATAAGCTGGACCTGAGTTAATCTGATTTGTAGGACCAAATCCATAACCCCATGCAGGGCTACTACCGTTAACACCAAACATAAACAGTCGGGTAGCATTACCTGAAGCAGGCTGAGTTAATGAATAGAACCAACATTCAATAGTCCAAGAGCCACCTGAAAAATCAAACTGTGAAGATGAAGGGAATGTTAATTTATCACCAGTATTAAAGTAGATACTGTAATATCCACCCATATATGGATTAAAAATATCATTTCTTGCATCAGCAGTTGCAAGTTGTAATGCATTGTTTAGCCCAGCATCACTGATAAAGGGTGTAGTACTTGGGCTGTTTACCCCACTAAGTGGATTAGGAGCAAGTACACTATTCCAGTTAGCCTTAACTAACAAAGACACATAGCTGAAATAAGTTTCTTTTAAATATGCAAAAACTGTATATCCAATAAAACCTAATGCTTTGCTTGCTGCTGATGCGATACTTGCAATCATTGGCATGATTAGTACCCCTTAAGCAAATTGAACACGTGCTGCAAGAACCGTGTATGTTGATGTTGCTGTTTTAATAACACTGAATGTATAACTATCAATTGAGTTTGCGTTTCCGTAACTAGGAGCAGTACCACCTTGCCATTTAGTTAATGCAGGGGCTGCACCATCTACTTGAATACCTGAAACATAATACCCAGTTGAACCGTTAGTAAACATTAACGCTACAGTGACACTTTGTCCCACACTTAGTAAGTTATTTAATGCATTAAAATCACCACCACGAATATTAACAATAATGTTACCTGTACTACTAGCAGTAACATAGAATACAGTTTGTGATGTTACGTTATAGTTAAATACTCCGAACAATGCAGTAGATGACAAGTTGACTGTTTCAGCAATATTAGTCAATGACAATGACATTGCTGAAGTTGTTCCTGGCATTGTTGTTGTGCCAACAACGTTTAAGTTTTGTAAGTTGAATACGTTTGCAGTTGGTGCAATTGCTTTTTCAATCCATGCTGGTGTTGCACCAGCAAGAGTCATAAACTGATAAGTTCTATTAGTTGCGGTATTCACCCATTCATCACCTGCGTTAGGGTTTGAAGGTTGAATGGGTGACTGATAAAACTTTTGCGTATTCTTAAATGACATTGTTTCCTCTTACGCTTGAGCTTCTGTCCAAGATAAACGAACTGAAATGTTACTTGCTGATGAACCAATGTTCTGTGCCAAAATAGTAATAACGTCAGGACCGTCTGGGTAAATGTTAACGTTACCTGCAGAGTTACCACCTGACAAAATACTTGTACCCATATCACGAACTAATGACAAGTCAACTGTAGATGTTGTATAGTTTGTTGAACCACCTGACGTGTTAACGAAGAAACCATAAACAGCTTCACCACCGGCAACCGTAGTTGTAGTTGAGTGATAGTCAATATATTGCGCCAAGCTAGAACCACCTACGCTAGTCCATGCTGTGTTTGTACTAGGTGTTCCATTTAAGATCAATGAGATATAGAATGGACCATTAGCATAAACGTCCATCTGACGTAGAACCAACTGCATGCGGTTGACTAATTCACGAGTACCTAACGTACTTGCTCCAATACCACCGCTTACGCTTGGTGAGATACGAATTGCTGCAACCGCATACGTTGTGCTAGTACCAACTGCAAGAGCACTTGTAATAGCTTTCGTGAAAACGTAGGCTTTATCATCGTCAAAACGTCCGTCCATGATAACACTAGTACCCCAGTGACTGATTGTACTTGCAAAGTTAGGAGCATGTAGTTCGACTGAAACAGGTGATGTACTTGAATATGTGAATGCAGTACCTGTGTTTGCTAATGGAGCAAATACACAACTAACACTTGAACCGCTTGCGTATGGAGCAGGACTTACTGTTACACTTGTGTTTGAAACAAATGAAACTACTGTTGTGTTTGGTTGTAAACCTGTACCAATAACTTGCTGACCAACTTGAACACCAGTTGTACTTGCAAAAGTAATAGTTGGGTTACCTGCAGTAATTGTAGTTGCACTTAAACCAGTGTTACCTGCTTGACCACGAGTTAAACCAGTAAATGATGTTGATGTTAAACCAGTATAGTTAACATATTCATATGCACTTGCACCGCGAATCAATAAGATACCTGCACTTGGGAAACCAGTTGTACTTGCAACGTTAACAGTTGAGTCACCTGAATTAACAGTTGATGTGATTAGTGTATAAGGTGAGAATGTGTTTGTTTCATAACGTGCTGGTAAGTTACCAGAACGCATATATGCTCTATCGTTAACGTTGTTGTTTGCTAGTTTATGACCATAGAAGATTGAACCGTCAATTGTTCTAAAGCCCCAACGTATTGCACCAGCGCCATACCATGTATAGTCTAAGTAGAACATTTGCATTTTAGTCAAGTCCATATTAAAGCCTGAAGGTCCTGTACCGTCAAACTTATCAATGATCCAACTACTTTGTGCTGTTTTTGTATCAACTGTTTTTGTAATTAATACTTGAGCGCCAGTAACACCTCTGTATGAAGGTGAAATTGTCATTGATGTATCACTACTAATAGTAACAACACGATAACTCATACCCTTGATAACAATAAAATCGTTAGGGCTTAGTTGTTTACTGAATGTAGTTGTTACACCGTTCAATGTAACACCAGATACTGTTGAGCTACCGTTTGTTACACTTGCGAAACCATCTAATTGATATGTACTACTTCTACGTACTGCCCATAATGTTTGACCATCAAACTCAAAGAAAATACCGTTTTGTTGGTCAAACATACCAACACGAGTTGATGCACCATACCAGCTATTTGCACTAACAATTGGTAAACCACTTGCTGGTGTTGCACTTGGTGCTGTTAGTGCGGTATATGTAAATTGATATGCGTTTAATACTGATGTTACAACGAATGTACCGTTATATGCTGTTTCGTTACACCCTGTAACTTGTATACTAATACCAACGTTGACGTTGTGTTGTAATTTTGATGTTACTGTAACTGTAGTACCTGAACTAGAAATTTGATCTAGTAACAAACTTGGTTTCAAAATAGTACCAGTACTCATTTGAATACCTTTACCAGATTGATAACGGAAGTAACGACGGGTCTGACGAATCAATTGTTGATTGTGACTTGCAGCATTGGTACTAAAGAAAACACCACCGTCATATGGTCTATGTATTGCGTTACCCTGTGGGCGTACATAAAGAATACCACCTGTAACTGTTAAACCACTTGCAGTCGATGTTGAATAGAATGTGAATGCTGTTGGGCTAGTGACTGTTGCAACGATCCAACTACCGTTTGGTGGGTTAGTACCAGTAATACCAGTAACTGCAATCTCATTACCTACAACTAATCCGTGTGGTACACTTGTTACAACTGCAATAGCGTTACCTGTACCAGGAGTAAATGTTGCACTACCTGTTGCACCAATGCTTGCGTTACTATATACTGAACCTTGGAACACTGCACTTGGTGTTGCACTGTTATAGATAGAACCAGTTGTACCAGTAAAGATGTTACGACCTGTATATGTGATTGCTGAACTGTTGCTTGAATCTGCTTGGAACAATCCTTCAGCACCGTTAAACAATGTATCTTGTACATAGATTGGAACACCGGCACCTGGGTTAGCTGTTGTTGAAATAGTATATGTTCTTGAACCGTTAACAGCTTGAATATCAGTAATTATTAATGGGTTGAAAACTGAATAATAACCATAAGGACGATTGTTAATCATCGCCAATGATTCCCACTTAGTAGCCTGAGTAGAATACTCAAAGTCAGTATCAATTAACGCCTGTGGTGTACTAGTACGCAATTTACCAACTGGGTCTGTAAATTCTTCACTTGGTTTGAATGTTTCGTTAATTTCTTCAACAAGAATACTAATCTTGTCCGTACTTGCTTGACTTGCAGTGTTATAAGTAAACACAATTGTTGTTTGTGGAACGTTGTTTACTATTGTGTTTGTATAGCTTGTTGCAACTAATGTTGGGTCGCTGAAGTTAAACAACACTGTGTTACGTGTAACGTTGGTAATCAATAACAACTGTTCTTGACGAATCCATTTGTTGTTAATCACTAACGTCTTTGTAGACGGTGTGAATGTATAGTTTTCTTGTATTACGTGCTTTGCCATTATTTAATCTCCGAGTGCGACTGTATTCGCTGAATATGGGTATTTTCTAACCTGTTGTGTTCTACTAGTGTTTACTAAAGTGACTACTGCAACATCTCCTGAATCAGGTGCGTTATATATAATCAAATTACCACTACTAACTCTGTATCCTCTGCTGGAATCAAATTCAGCGTACCAAGGAAATTTTTGTTCTTTTACATAAGGAACTAATAACTGCCCGTTAATTACAACTTGAATATCTTTTGAATCCACTATAGTATTTATGCTGCCTGTGTTCACCGTCAAGGGAAATACGGTAGTTGCGCCGTCAAAATAATTGCTAATATCATCTAGTAGATAGGGAGGTTCAATACCACCTGCATAAAGTGAGGATATTGAGACATTGTTTGCTACAAAGTCTGTTCCTGATGATTTGACGACGGTTAATGCCATTTTTGAGCCTTATTGTATATTTATGCGTTGAATGAACCAGAACTGTTGAATGTATGAATCCATGTAGTTGATGCCCCTGAACCAGTTGAAGTTACTGTTCCAC